GCGTCGGCGTCAGGCTCTTGCGAAACTCCCGCAGGGTGATGCCGTCCGTAACGGCGCGCTCCACTTCCGTGCGAATGCTCTGTAAGACTTCCACCTGCGTGGCTTTGGCAACTGTAAACGCTACGGCATGCTCCTCCCGCCAGACGTCCCGGTAATCCCAGCCCGGCTTCCAGCCTTTGTTTTTGATGTAATCGACTGCCTCTTTCGGCGCGGGTCCGGGAAATGTCGCTGTTGCGGTAGCCAAATCACACCTCATCCGTCGCGTCGCCCATCGCGCGCGCTTTGAGCATCGCCTGCGCGAGGTCGGTAATCATTAGGTCATCCTGCCGGCCGGGATACAGTTCCGACAGCCTGGCCAGCAGATCCTGCAAGGTGCCGCCGGTCCGTATTACCTCATCCACCAGGTCGATCACCGGCGTCAGCAGCGGTTCCACAACGGGCTCCCAGTCTTCCAGGTGCTCGTTGGTGATTTCGTCCACCGCATCATCGCCGTCGCTCTCCCGGTTCAGAGCGGTCGCGCACCGTTCACGGTTAGCTGCCTTATCCGGCGGCGGGGGCGTCACTCCCGGAGCCGACAGGCATTCCGCGTTCTTCGACGGATCGGGCAGGCCAAGTTTATCGCGGATGACGGACTGCTCCACGCGCAATCCCAGCGGCACTAATTTGCCCAGGGCTTCGGAGAGTGTCTTGATATTTTCTTGCTTGACGGCCCGAAGCCAGATGGCCGGATAGTTCTTTTGCGGCCCGAAGTTCAGGTCGATAAAGGGCCGGACCAGGTCCCGGTTCAGGGTCTCCTCGACTTGTTCGGCATCGTCGTCGCGAATATCGTCACGGACGTCCGACTGTAATTTTTCATTGCCGAGCTTTCCGGGCGTTCCGCCGGATGAAGAAGTCTGCCCCAAAACGGCTTTGCTGATCAGATTGTTCAGATACTCCCCGAGGATCTTGAAAAAATCGCTGCTGTTGGATTTGGCTGCTTCCACCAGTTCGATTTTCATGGAATCCGGAAACACCGCGGCGGCGTCCGAGCCCAGATTGGCCACGGCCATTTTCAAGATGTCGATGTCGGAATCCGCCGCACCGCTCTGGTATCGGCCCAGGCGCAAGGGCATGCCGAAGACCTCGGCAAATGCGAGCCAGTCTTTATCGTTATAGCCCGAGCTCATAAATGCCCAAGCCACCAGACGGGCCAGGCCGTTGCGGATGGGTATGCCGCTCTTGATGACGGGCATGTGGACGATGAACTTATAGGGCGCCAGGGGAATCCCCTCCGCCATGTTCGCCTCGTCCCGGAGGCGCGGCTCGGAAAGGGTGTCCCGATCCCACATGAAAAAGCGCGGATCGCGCCATTTGTAAAGCGGGAGCCACTGCGGGGTGGAACGATCCCAGATGAGTTCGTTGACGCTGAACCCTTTGCCGACGGCGTCCATCATATTTTTGATCAGGGTGCGGACGCCCGGGCGGCGGATCAGGCCGCGCACCGCATCGGCAAGGTCCTGGTCGGCTTTATTGTCGCTGGCGGATTCCACGGTCAGGGGCAGGCGCGAGACCGCCAGCTTGCGCTTGGCGAGCTCTGCGGCATAGTGCAGGTGGCGCTCTTCCATCTCCTCGGCCAGGATCAGGTAGTCGTCATGATCGCCGTCCGCGGCGGACCGGAGAATCCGGGCTAGCCGGGACGGTGTAAGTCCGGACGCCACCTGATTGGTCCAGATGGTTCTCACACCCGCCAAAGTCGGCGCAGCCAGCTCGCGTGTGAGCTGTGTTTTTTCGATGGGTCGTCCAAATTGGTCCAGCAGCATTAAAATTTCCCCCGGGATTCGCGCAAAAACATGTTTATAAACAGTGTCAAGAAAATACCCCGCCTGATGGTAGCCTTTTGGGGCTTTAAAACGATCCTGGGGCATATTTGAGCCATGAGCTGACAGCTGATAGTTCTTCTCACCAGATTCCCTCCCCACGACCGAGACCGGCCGTCGCGGTGATCGGCCGCGTCATCTCCCGCATGTCTTTTTTCTTCACGGGCGTATAGGCGTATTCGGCGCCACCTGTCTGGAGCATACGGACGACTCCCTCCAGGGCGTCTGGTCCGTCGTCGTGTATGTTCTTATTCAGAATGTATATGAGCTGCTCAATCAGCGTGTCCTGATCCGATTGATTCTTGATAAATAGGAGCTTCCCGTATTCCACCAGATAAGAGAGCGTGCCGACGATGCGCGCCTCTTTGTTGGTGTCATGGTGGACCGGCTGCCAGGGCAAATAACGTTTCACCTGCTTGGCGTAATTGATGATGGCCTCATGGAGAAAGTCCTCCAGCATGTTGTCCTCGATGCCGACCGGGCCGGGATATTCATCATGCTGCCGGTAGGAGGCGGCAAACATATCGCCGGGCGAACCATGTCGAATCCAGGCATGCCGGCAATAAAAGATCATGGCGGCGACGTCGAGCGATACGGTTATAATGGCCTTGAAGTCGTTAGCCTCACCGCTTTTGGCGCTTGGATCTACAAAGGTGGCGGTGCGCAACTTTTTCCCCTCTAGTTGAGAGGGCTCGTAATACAGGAACCACTCTTCCGGGAACGGAGAACCGTCGGCGCCGGTGAGGTTCATCATTTCAGCATTGAAATCCACCGTGCCCATCGACCGGCGTTTTTTCTCCAGACGTTCGGCAGGCCAGGAGGCGGGCCACAGGGGACGCTGATCAGGTTTGCCATAATCCAGCCAGGCGCGGTAAACCCGGCTGACATACAGAGGCAGGCCCTCTTCATCCTTTGCGGCGATCATTTGCGACAGCACGCTTTTCGGGTGGAAAAGGTTGCCGACCATCAGAAAGAGATAGCCCTCGCCCAGTGAGCCGATCACCGCCCGTCTGAGCCAGCGCATCCCCGCCGTGACCAGCTTGGGGTTCTCGACGTTTTCGTCATTTTCAAAATCATCGACGGCGGCAAAGTCGGGGCGGTACTGGCGGTTCTTCAGGCCGCGGACTTTTTCCCCGCGGCCGCGGGCCAGCGTCCGGACGCCATTAGACGTCGTATAATCATTCTTCTTCCAGGGGCGTCCGGTCAGATCGCCGAAGTCGTTTCTGATTCTGGGGTTTTCTTCCAGTTCCAGACGAATGGGTAAAGTAAAGCCTGTTGCCTGATCGTTCGTGTCGGAAATGATGATTTGAAACCAGCGCAGGACATAAACGATATTCCGGATGGGTACGGCAAAGGTAAAGAACGTGCTCTTAGCATGCTCGCGCGGCGCCGCAACCAGAGCAACTTCATTGCGCAGTTCCGTGAGGCCTTCCCACTCGTCGTGGAAATCGCCGAACTCGGCGGTGAAATAATGCGGGAGATACGTCTTGCAGAAGAAAAGCAGATCCGTGCGGCCACGCTCCTTGCGTGCTTTTTGCTTTTCCGGCGTGTCGTTTTCAAACGGCGAGACGGATTCCTCTATCCAGCCTTTGAGCTGATCCGCCCACAGATCAAAACGGTTCTCCGTTATTTCAGGCCGCTTGCGCATGTTTCTCCTTAAACGCCGCGATCAATCCGTCAAAATTGACGGCGATGATTTTCAACCCTTCCGGGTCTTTATCCTTGAGATATCCGGCGATGAACTCCATCGCTTCGAGGAAGAGGGCAGGTCTGTCGATCCCGGTGTTCTGGCCCTCCACACTGCGAAACCGCGCAACCAGCGATCCGAGCTTGGAAAGATTATCCAGAGAGCTGCTGTCAATCGCACCCGGTTGGCGCTCTTCAGCATAGGTAAGCTCCCTCTCCAGAAGGGCTTCCATCCTCAGACCGAGAGACGCTTTACGTGCACGGGCTTTGTCCCATTCATCTTGCTCCTCGGACGGCTTTTTCGTCTGACCCTTCCAGACTGCAAGAGTTTGGCGCGAGACGTCCAGGGCGGCCTCGATCGCGGTGAGCGACTGGCCTTCGATGTACATCTGCCGGGCTACCGGCTCCAGTTGTGCGCGCGCGCCCTTCTCGGCCACTATTTCAGCTCCTCTTCCAGCCGCTTGATTTCATTCACGGCGACCGTCAGCTCCGCCCATTTCGATTTCAGCTCATCCCATTGGCTGTCTACCTGATTGACGGGCAGATCCTCCGGTTTGGAAAACAATCCCAAGTCCAGATTGATGCAGATCGTCTTGCACAAGCTTTCGATGTCCAGCCGCAAGCGGCGGGCTATATGTTCGAGATTGGTCAGCCTTACTCGGCGCATTGCGTTTTGGGTGCTCATTCGGGGCTCCTATCATTGATGCTCATCATCATTTTTTTAGTGTCGATCCGTACCAGCGGACAGAACTGGTTTTGTTTGACGGCATCATTCACCTCCGTCATGCTCTGGATGTTCATCGTCACAATATCCCGCAGATCCTTGGTGATACTGGCGAAGTCCCGGCAGAGGGAGACGTTGGACTCATACATTTTGCGTTGCTCATCCATGTCCTGTTTGTATCGATCCATGACGGCCCAGATGCGGCGGTTATCCGTCCACCACAGATAAATAATCAGGCCGATGGTTCCGAATTCGCCGAGAATTTTTAAAACAGTGCCCAGGGATACTGATTCCAATTAATCACCTCCGCTTTCAAAAATAGTATGCTCACCACCTGTAGGTGATGGATATCATCGCCCGGTATTCGCCCAGGGACGTCAATTCGCCATAGACGCCCAGATGCGTGCTGCCGATCCGGAGAAATTCCCATCGGCCGTATAAATCGGCTTCGCTGTTGATCGCCGATGTTAATCCATAGCGCAGGCCGACTTCTTTCTTGTTTTCCAGAGCAAAGAAGGACAGAGGTTCCTGCCTGGCGATGATCCTTGATTCGCCGGTCGATGTATCGATCATCGTAATCGTGCTTGTATGTCCCTCGTATGGGGGCAGGGTGGCCGTGGCAATGACTTGTTGATTGTCGTCTTTAGCCAGGGGCTCCGGAATCTGCAACTTTTCGGCGGCTGCTTTCTTGGCAAGTGTGACCACGGCCTTGACGGGTACGCGCACGCGGGGAATGTTTGCGGCCGGCTTCAGCTCAGGAACGGTCAGATATTCCGTTCTCGAGAGGACGGGGATTTCCCGATGCCAGCCTGTGTATGCGGCAACGCAAGCGATAATCAGGGCGCCGATAAGGAATCCGATTGTGATCTTTGTTTTGCTACTCATCGTGCCCCCGTGTATTTTTGGCCCGCCTGCCGGATCTTGGCGGGATACGTAATATTGACCCGGCACATATCAAGCCGGCCGCTTTTCACTATGATGACTTTCCTTTTGCACGCTGCCTCGACCTTTAAATGATCGCAGGAGCCGGCCTTTCTGATTTCGTTGTTGATTGTATTGAGCCCGCCGTTATAGGCCCGGTAGGCGTAATGCCATTCCCGGCAGTCCACGTTTCGATACAACCATCGATCGTAAAGAATCAGCGCCCGTATCGACCAGCGCGGGTTGTAGGGCATGGGTTTCATCGATAGATCCCGCAGCGCATCTTCTTTGCCGTGTATCCATCCCGCCGTTGCCGGCATGAACTGTCCCAGGCCCATCCCGCCATCAAACGCGGTCGCGCCTTCCTTGCAGCCGCTCTCGGTTTCGATCTGCCCCATGAATTCATGAGCCGGAGCATCCATCCCGATGTGGTACCTCGCCTCGCGGATCACCTGCGGCCAGTATTTCAGGCAGCGGTTCTCAGCGTTAGAGGCCGAGGGTGACGCCCAGGATAAGAGCAGCGTAAAGCATGCCGCGAAACAACATGACGCTAAGAAGTAGGTTTGCATCTTTTAGGGTCTCCGTCTTCCCATAGACCGGCTTGAAAAATATGGCCCAGATCGTTTCTGCCGCCGCTAAACCAACCATGCCCAGGCACAGCTTATGGAGCGCAATGCCTAGCGCCTGCGCCCCGCCTATCCAGTATATGATCGGACAGACGACCAGCAGGATCGTCCCGAAGCGCAGTACATATTTTTTTATCTCTGTCATGTGATCCCTCATAAGTGCGGCTCCGGACCCCAATTGTCCGGAGCCTTTCAAAAGAGGCTTGTGGTGCCGGGCGGCGTCTCAGTACGGAACACCCGGCACCGTCTCTGGTTATTTCTGTCTATCTCCTACTGTGCCTGATCGGCCCGGAGCACCGGTTGACGGTGTGCGGCCGCCGACCGGCATGGCCGATCAGGCGCGAAGCAGGAGATGAAGTTGCTGCGACGATAATGGATTGTGAAAAAAGAATCATTTGCGGTGTGCATAAAAAAGCCCTCGTCCGGTTGGGAGGAGGGCTTTTACTGGCGCAACATACGCCTTATCGATCAAATATTCAAGCGTCTTCAAATAAACGTTGCTGCTTAGATGCCTCCTTCCGTCTTGCGATGATATCGTAGACCTCGCGGATAGACAAACCTGTCTCCAGCGCCATTCTCCGGTGATTAAATGGTGTTGCCGGGCCGGATTGAGCGTATCGATCAAGGATGTATTGAACTTTTGCAGGCTTGAACAGTGTATCGGGACTAGCCAGATAGATGTATATACTCGGAAGCGCCTGTGCCAACTTGATGGCGTTTTCCAACCCGATCACGTTGACAATGAGCTGATAATCCTCGGGAAGCTGTTCAGCTTTAATGTAATCATGCCAGCTATCTGACATCCTGTGCTCCTCTATTCCTGATTGTCCAGTAAACCCTTTAAGCCTTCAATGACGTCGCTGGCTTCGAGATCCGTTGTGATGCGATCTATCTTGATATATTTCTTCATCCAGCGTTGAAAACCATTCTCCGCGCGCCACTGGATTTGACCGGCGAGGGCATTGATCATCTTGAGCTGATCGTGCGACGCCAGGCAATAGACATTTGCCGGGCGCTTTCCGGATCTCCAACGGCGCTTGGTGTCCCTCTCACGCCCGGTGAATTTTTCCTTAATCTTGAAGCCCTGCTTCACCATATAGTCGATCACTGCCGTCGCTTCGTCATAAGTCAGATCCCGGCTGGATGTCTTTTTGCCTTCGGTGCGTCCGGCGATGATGGCGCGATAGGACTCATCATCAAGGCCAAGCTGCGCCTGGGCAATGTGGATCAACTGTTTTTGTTTTGCATCGATCTTTTGCATCTTATTTCCCTGTTTCCTACACAATCCAATATCTCCGGATCAAAATCATCCGCTTCAACCAATCGAGGCATACATCGCCTTTAACCTTACAGGCCCACGCCATCTCATGCGATTGATCAAAATATTTGCATGCCATCATCATACCCCTAATTGTTTTTTCATCCGCTCGATTCCCTGGCGCGTTTCATTTGACAGAGCGTCAGGATCTGCGTCCTCCTCACGGCGGCGGTTTTGCCGTGCTGCCTCGCGGTTCTTTTCCGTCCGGACAGCCAGATCCGCAGCTTTATCCCAGGCCACCTGGCTCAGATAGTTATGATTTTTCAGACTTGGTTTGGCTTCGATAGTGGCCTCCATTGCCATGCCCCATATTTCCGCTGTGCATGGCCGTGTCTCGCAGCCCTTAACGTGGACGGTCCCCTCTGCGACTAATTCACGCAGGCTGTGTGTCAGCTTCAGAGCACGCTTCCAAGGCAAGGCTTTTGTTCCCTTACGAAACAGCGCCAGGTAATTTAGCGCCTGGCGCAGCACCGGGCCGGGTAACTGCGTCAGGGTTTCGATGGTGTAGCGGATCGCCGCGTCATTCGTCCAGGCCTCCGCACTGGCCGTCCCTCCGCATGATGGGCAGACAAGTCTCATCAGGTGTCCTCCCGCAGGGGAATGACAAAGACGTTGACGGGTTTGTCGCCGAATTCTTCGTGGACAAAACCGTTCGCGTGATAGTATCCCGCATAGCGAAATAACAATGTCCGGGAGCCATCGCCCTTGCGGGGATAACCGCAACAGATCATAATCAGGTCAGGCTCCTGGCCGAAAATGAGGCGCGCTCTCCAGTATCGTGTCTCGCGGCGATACTCTTCTTTTTTTTCGCCAGATTTAATCTGATCAAAGTATTTCTTTTTTACATGCAGGTGAAGTATTTTCATTGCCATCCTTCACATCCTTTCCGCTGCTTTTCTGTGCTCCCACAATCCGCGTGCATGATTAATTGTAAACCACACGGACACGATCAGCATGCCCCATTGTCCCTCGACGGCGACGGCGTAGATCCAGAAGGGCTGGCCGAGGAGACCGACTGCAAAACCGAGGCGGTACCGCTTCCCGGCCAGCGCCCAGATCGACACGCCGCTGAATAAGACTATTGCAATTTGAGCCACCATCTACGCCGCCTCCTCCTTTTTTTTCAGCATCTGCTCCAACTCCTTTATCCGAGCCTCTAGCGCTCTGACCCGTGACGGCTGGGCATGAAGGCTTTCCGGCCAACCTAGTTTATCTTTCATTCTGTTTCCGAAAGCTGCTGCCTGCGCACATCCTTCAGTTGTTTTCCCGTATGTCGCCACATGCTGACTTTTGCCATCATAGGCAAAGACAACGACGTGCGTTAGCTTCAAATGCTTGGCCATGAGCTTCAGAGCTTTGATCGGTATTCTCATGCCGCTGCCTCCTCCGTCTTGTCCAGATCACCCTCTTTCAGGAGCCCGTCTATAAATTTGTCGATTTCATCGTCAGTTGATTTGATCACAACATGGTCGCTTGTTTCATTTACCGTGACGCCGATCTTTTTCAGGTCGGCTGCGGACAGTTGCTCCAGTGCTTTTTTGATCGGCACCTTGGTCGTCTTGATGAGGATTTCAGCCTGATCAGGCAAATACTTTTCGATCAGCTTGACCACCTGGTCATCATCTGCCCAGGAGATCTTGCCTTTGGCTTTCTGAAATCCAACTTTGATTCCGTTGATAACCATCGTTTTAGGCCTGACAAAAAGCGTCCGGCTTTCTTCCAGGGCTGCTTTGAGGCCGGACTGCTGTCCTATAACGGCATTAACGGCGTTCTTAATGCCGGGCATCCTACGACGTTTAATGGCCTGTAATTCATCTTCCAGGGCGCGGACACGATCAGCCACAACCTGCCGGGCATCCGAAAACTTTTTGGTTAATATTTCGATATCGCCTAAATTCATGATGTAACCCCTTTCTGCGCGTTCGGTGAACGCGCCCTACGATTTAAATTGTCCGCAGCCAAAGCAGTTGCCCGGCTCGCGGGTTTGGTGTACGATACATGTCGCCGTGTCGATTTGCTGGCCGTTCAATCGGCAATAAAATCCGTTGACGGTCCGGACGTGCGCTCGGTTCCCCGCAAAGAGTTCGAGCTGCTTGGTTCGACGCGGCACCTTCGGTTTCTGCCATCTTCGATCTTGCTTCGTCATATCTCCTCATTCCTCCTTTACCGTAGAAAAATGCCCACGACGGGCGGGACAAGATAGATCGCGGACAGGATCATGACGACCACGATCGCCCGATTCAGCAACCGCTCCTGCCGCAGCATCGCTTCGTCCCAGGGTTCCTGTTCGATGTATGTTTGGATTCTTTTAAGCATTATCTCCTCCCTCCCTTGATGACTTCATGCAGATGCTTGTAGCGCTTGTAACGATCCAGCATGGTCTGAAGACCCATGCCCCAGAAGATGCCGAATCCAAAAACAACAATTAGTGTTATGATTAACAGAACCATTATCGCCCTCCCTAAATCGCCATCACGACGGATTCGGTAACCTTCTTCTCTCCCATTTCGAAGGCCAGGTTTATGCACCGCGCGGCGTAGTTATTGATCACCAGCGGATATGCGTGCGACATGGCCTTGTTGCGACTGTCTTTAGTTGTGAGGCGGTTTGCCAAGGCAGTGAATGCGCTGTCGTCAAAGATGCTGTCGATGTTAACGTTGATCCGTTTGAATTTCAGGCGAAGATAATCCTTGGTATTGCCGTTGAGGCCCCTGATTTCCGCCTTTTGAATTCTACGGATAACCTCGCGCATTTCGATATGCTTGGACTCGTCCAGGAGATTATTGAGCTCTGTTTGCCCCAGGAGGATAATGCCCAGCAATTTGCGGTACCCATCCTCCAGCTCCTGAAATCTCTTCAGATACTTCAGTGTGTTGACTGTGAGGTCATGCGCCTCTTCCAGAATCAAAACGCTCCGGAAACCTTGTTTCGCGCGTTCCAGCAATAGTGTGTGCACCTGTCGTGACTTCGCTTCCATCGTGCGCTTCGGCGGCTGTTCAGACAGATCCATGATGATCGCATCGCAGATGCTGGATGAGTTTACCCTTGTCTTATCGATCATCTTTGGAAATATGACGATGGTGTCGCCGTCTTTATTGAGCTGTTCGACTACCTTCCGCCGCATCACGCTTTTGCCGCTTCCGACCTCCCCAATGATTGCAAGAAAACCGCTATGCCGCGCAGCATCGAGCATTGCCGCTTCAATATACCGATGTTCGTCGCTTAGAAATATGTCGGCGTCCTTTTGTATGTCATCAATGAAAGGACTGCGGAATATTTTGAAATACTTCATCGCTTCCTGACTGATCATCTCTACCTCCACACTATTGATTAATTGTTCCGGATTTCCAGGCACCATTGCCGCCTGCCGTCTTGTGGCCCACATCTTTTCATGAATGTCGGCCGGAAGCGCGTTGCGCAGATCTCTGCCGAGCGGGTTCCAGATGTCCGCCGATGTCATCTGCCTCTCAATCAGCCAGTGCGCGGCACGCTGATTGCCCATGATCATCGCCTCAACGCGCTTTTTAAAATCGGGCCGCTCCTTGGGCACGTATCCCCGGTTGAGTGTAAGATTGATTGATGCACGGGAAAGCTGCACCTCTTTGCCGATCCTGGTCTGGCTGAGCCCGCAATCGACGCATAATTGTTTGAGCGCGATCGGCTCAAACTTCAGCTCATAGGCTGAACATTCATTGATTTTAGATCGTCCCACATGCACCTCCAATTCTCTCCGCATACAGCGGCGGCATGATGCTGAATTCCGCGCCGCAGTTTTTGCAGGCAATGTTTTGAAAACTACCCGCCTTAAAATCTTTTCCGAAAAAAGTCTGTTCAATGCAGTCGGGACAAATCCCCAGGATGAACATCAGGTCCCGTTCATATTTGTTTAATTGCTTTTCCTCGCTCATTAACTGCACCTCGCTTAAATTAACCGGCTGATTCCATCGCGTGGCTTGTCTCCTGCGCCTGCCACGTTCCATCCACAATCCGTCTGATCACCTCCTCCGCTTCTTTGACTTCGATACCGGTTTCGTATTTAATGCGGAGTTCCTCGGCCATCTCCAGCTCAATACGACCGTTCTCCGCATGTAAGCGTTTCTTAAATTCCATGAAAGAAATGTGCGTCTCCATGATGCCGCGATTGACTTCAATGGGTGTGCCCTTCTTAGTGATGAAGTCCACACTGATCTGATCGGCCAGGCCTCCGAAGACCTGCATGCCGTCAAACGGGATATCGCCTTTCTTTTTTGTCTCGCCATAGGCCATGTTGTCAAAACGCTTGATGGCCTTCTGTGTTGGTGTTTCCGGTTGTGCTTTGTATGTCTGGCCGATGATCGCCGCATCGGCGCGGAAGCCGCCCTGAAGAGCGGACAGCTTTTCAACCGGCGCGGCTTCGTAAAGGATGCCCTGCCATTCGACATCAATCAGCGGTTTCTTGTAGAGTTTTTGAATAATGCGGACTTTGGCGTTTTTCATAATGCCCGGCACGTGACGCACGTTATAATCATTGCCTTTAAAGCTGATCGTGTACTCTCCGCTGACCAGGCGCGGTTCTTCTTTATCCACGTAGACCTCCTGCAAGGTTTCTTCATCGGGCAATTCCCGGAACTGTTCTTTAGTGATCGTTAGCCATAATTGCGTGCGCGGCATGCCGTGACGTGTATGCAGCTTGAAGGCTTGGTGCCAGGCGGCCATATCCAGCGCCCATATATTGATTTGTTCTTCTGAGGTGCCTTGCTGGATGCGCAATCCGGATTCAAACCATTCTTCAACGATGGTGTGTGTGGTTTCGCAGGCGCCCTGTCGGCGTGGATTGTAGGGCAGGCCTTTGGGGATAGTGACGCCCAGGCGTTCCAGAAAGTTGACGATGGCGTGTGATTTGTTGGCGGAGCCGGTGTCCATTAGCAAAATGAAGGGGACTCCACGGAAAGGAATTTTCTCGTGATGGTTGCCAGCCCAAGCCCATTTCAGAAAGTCCCAGAGGTTTTCCTGCGTCTCACCGGTTGTGTTGTAATACTTGAAAATAAAAGCGCCGCTGAAATGATCCACTAACAGATATCTCAGCAGGCGCTTCTTGATTTTGGCAAAATTTTCAGGCTTGTTTTTATAAAAATCGCGTTCGTCCATGATGCCGAGCTTTCCGTCTTTCATGTAATACTGGATGCAGACTGAAACGTCGAAAACATGGACATGGTTGGGGTGCAGCGATTTCATGGGGGTATGCGGCGTAGGTTCCTTCATGTGTTTTTTGGACATCTGCCGTTCTCGCAGGATGCGGTTCATGGTGGATGGCGTAACCTGGCCGGGCTCCAGATAACCGTTCATCTCGGCTATCTGGATGGCCCGTTCCACCGGCATGATCGGCCCTTTATTCTCGCGGCCTGTTTCGTAAAGTAATGAGGCAATGAGTTCGATCTGCTGATCGGTAAGTCCAGTCTTTAGAACGCCGGAATCAGCCCGCTTTTTTCGGCCCGATTCAAAACCATACTCAGCGGCGATCCTGTATAGATGCTGGTTGGATAATCCGGTACGTTCTTTGTACTTTAAAATGACCGCTCTGCGTTCTCCGGGTTTGCATGATTTCAATTCTGCCGTCAGATCTTCTTGCCACATTTACCGCACTCCATTTATTTTTTAGTTGTCGATGAATTCGAATTCTGAACAGGCTCAAGGGCCGCGCCCATGCCCGGCTTCCAGGCCGCTTCCGGACACATGATGGCGTTGCCGTACATTTCCGTTGCGGTCTCATATGCGATGAGGATTTGCTTTTTCATGTAGTCCAGGGCGGCAAGATAGGCGGCCCTCATGCGCGGCGTTGGTTCGGCATCACGCGATAGATCGTCCATGCGCTCAGGATCGAGTTTAAGTAGATAGCCGTCAAAGCCGGTGCGGAGAAAATCAACCTTTTTCAGGAAGCCTTCTTCGGCCGGGGTCAGATTTTTTTCTCTGGCCTTGCCTTCAAGCTCTTCAATTTTACGCTCCTTGGCAATTTTGAATTTTTCATTGGCTGACAAAACCTTTTGCTGCGCCCGAATCGTCGCGTCCTTGTCTTTGCGAATATTCTCCGCTTCATCTCTCAGTTGCTCGATGACGGCCTCAATCTCTTCCTTATGATCCGGATCGAGGGGAATGACCTGGTCGTCATAAACAAGACAGCCGTCCTTAATTTCGGCCAATTGGCCGGAAACAGAACGACCTAACATCCTAATTTTATTCAATCCGATGCCGAAGAAATCGGCCAAATGGCCGGAAAACTGCTCAAAGATGGGCCGAAGTTCATCAAGAAGCCTGTCCGCCGTCCGGCGCGGATAGCCATGTGCATCACAAAATTCATCCCACGTTCGTCCGCCTTTTCGATAATCTTTGTTCTGTTTCATTTTATACAGGGCCAGCAGGCGGAGAAACTCGTTATGCTTGATGTCGTATTCTACCTTTGCCAGATACCCTTCAATGCGCCCCTCATCACGAACAGCCGCCGTCTCTTCTTTCAGCCGTTCAATCTCCGCAGCGCTCTCTTTTTTAGCGATGTCATAAATCTCATTCGCCGCTTGGAACTGTGCATCTGTTGTTTTTGATGTGATTTGCTTTTTCGCCATGTGTCTTCACTCCTCCTATCCCAGTTGATTTAAGTTCTGTTCGATGGTTTCCCGTTCACTTGCGAGCGACGCTTTTTTGCGCGCCCAGAAAAGCGCCAGCCCCATGCCGAGTTCGTATTTGTCGCCGACCTGTTTCAAAAAGCCCATGTCCGCAAGCGTCACACACATGCGGAATGCCGTGTTCACCTTGATCCCCAGGCTGCCCGCGATTTCCGACGCGCCGACCAAGCCTTTATGATCCGCTACGGTCCGGAGCACTTGCCCCGCCTGATAAACCGCTTCAATTCGATATCGATTCTTGTCTTTCATCTTCACCTCCTCATTGTCATTGCGAGCCGGCTCTTAGGCGGCGTCTTGCCCCTTGACTAGGGGGTGGCAATCTTATTTTGCTTCGACCAGGGCCTTCTCCAGCCCCTTCAGTTCCTGACTTTTTTTCGTGATTTCTTCTTTGAGCAGCCCGATCCGCGCGCGGACAACATCTTTTCCCTTCAACGCCTTGTAGTTGCCAGCCTCGACCTGGATGAAGAGGCATTCCCAATCTCCCGTTGAAAAACAAAATGCCGGCACGATTTCGCCCGGCATTCCCCATCTCTTATTCCCGTTAAAATCGATTCCGTCATTTGACAGATCACGGCTTTCTGCCGTCCATCCGTCCAACGTGCTCTTAGACACTTCAATGCCCGTCAGTTTGTATATCTCCGCACAGATATCGATCCGATCCTTTCCTGATTTCTTTATGGCATTTGAGGCGGCATGACGCATGCGCATGCCGATAGCCATGCTGCCCGGCTGCGGCGGGGCCTCCGGTTCAAGAAAAGAGAAAAGATTGACCTGATTTACGTCGATTTGTTTACGTGCTTTTGACATTGCAATCCTCTCCGGTTTTGATATGATCAACACAAATTTGAAAACATGGTTGCCGACGCAAGGAGGATTCCCGATGATAGATGAGAAAGTTTTTTCGCATGCTGTAACCATTGCCACAGCTTTTGTGAATAACGGCGATATGCGCCTTCAGGGATCAATAAGGGAGGATGCTCAGCCGTTTTGCGTTCTGGAAGATCTGGTTCCGGTTGTGTATTGTGTCCTCCAGCGGGCGCGGAAGGAAATAGAAGTCCTTGAAGCCGATCCAGAGACCTAGGAAAATAAACGTACATACCGCCCAGGCCGCTTGGGTGTCTTTTAGGAAAATAGTGCGTTGTTCCTGGTGTGATGGAATATTTGCTCACCAGGTCAACTAATAGGGACAGGGGAAAAGAATTGATGTCATCGAATGTTCTTGCTGTGTTCATATGCTCCTCCTTAATTGTTTTACTGTGTGACCGCATAGGTTATGCGGCTTTGTCCGGAAATAACTCATCAACGGGCATTTTGAGCCGATGGGCAAAAGCCTGTTTGATGGCCATGATTTTTTTACCGTTCCGTTTCGTTCCCTTCCGATGCCCGTGGACTACTTGGGACACCAGAGCTTCGGATGCTTTAACGTCCTGGGCCACTGCCTGCTGCTCGATGCCATTTATAATGAGCAGCGACCGCAGGTACCGGCCCCTTTTTTGGTCGTCTTGTGTTAAGTGATTTACTTTCATGGATTTCATATAGACTAATTATTAGACCATTGCAAGAGAAAAATTAAACCAATGGAAGAAAACAGACTAAAAGCTATACGAGATGATCTCGGGGGAATCAGTCAGGCCAAACTAGCTGATATGACTGGTATACCTTTGTATAAAATCAAGTACGCTGAAACAACAAACGCTAAAATGTCCCGCGAAATAGCTAAGGTAATGGATGAAAAATTAGGCTATAACTATTTGTGGGTGTTGACTGGGGTGGGCGATAAATTCATCCAAAAGAATCAGCCAGATGAAGAAATGCCACATATGATGTCCACTTGGGATAAAGAACTTTTAGATGCTTGCCTTACTCTAAAAAAAATATTCGATGATAAAGTTCATAAAAAAGCCATCATCGAAAATTTACACGCCTTTGATTTATCAATCGATGATAGGAAGGCAAAGGAAGAACTAAATAAAAAACTACAGGAATCATTAAAAGAAAATGAAGGAGTGCAAAACAGAATTTCTAACCTAGAAAAGCTATGTGCGGATATTCCAGATATGAAGAATAAGTTTGAATCATTACAATCAGAAAATCGGGCACTGCGCGCTGAAAATAACAGACTGAAATCTACCTATGAGGCCCCGGATGGAAGCGACGGAAGCATCACTGCTGCTATAGAAAAGAAGGCAATATAATTTACATTAATTTTAACGAACATCTTCATCTCAAAACTATTAGAAATTAAAAATTAAATATCGCTTTTCAGATTCTACTGCGTATGGAGGTATTATGTTGACAGTCATTCTTATTACCTGTGTTTCTCTTACGATCTGGATCGCCTTTACTATTTTCGGCTTCAAAAAAAAATGGTCTAAGCCCATATCCGTCGCCGTTGGATGCCTTATCGCCGCTGTTACTTTCATTGTCATGATTATGGTGACTATGACCGTATCCACCAACGCAACACCATTAATTCATCCTGTATACCATCAAAACCTTAAACCTGACGAAAGGGAAATTGCCGAAAAAGCATTTATTGTGTTTTGTGATGTTTGTCAACCCTTGATGGGTAAGTACTCGAGTGACATTGAATCAATTGAGATAGGCAGAGGTTTTGATCGTGGGAATATCTCCTATTATAAAGGAGACAACGGATGCATGGATTATCGTTGCCGTGATTATGGATGGGATAAACAAATTTACATTCAGGTGAAACTGAAAGACAATACTTCTGTGATCCCGACTGAACTTCGGGCATGGAGCCATACTCTACATTTCTATTTAGGCGGTCCCCAAAACCCAGGAATCACAATATCCAAGATTCCGGAACTCTGTGGAAGGACGCACTCCGCGAATAGAAAGGATGTATATATCGCAGAACCAAAACTATCTTTTATCAAAGGTTCCTAATGATACGAATTCTGTCTGTTCTCATTATCGTGATCTGTATCGCAACAGCGCCGCAATGCATCGCCGAAATAACTTCCGTACGGAACATATCGCAAATTGATATCTGTTTTTCCCCTGGCGGCAATTGTACTTCCGCCATTGTGAAGGAATTGGATGCGGCCAGATCGGAGATCCTTGTCCAGGCGTATTCTTTCACGTCGGCACCGATCGCGGCGGAGCTGGATTTGGTGCTCTAGGTAAATATATAATCAAAAGTAAACATAATGATGAATTAAATTTCACATGTCCTGGATGCGCTCATGGAGATAATTTTATTTTTGAAAACGACATATTAATTCCAGGCAAAAAACAACGGCTAGTATGTAGTGGCTGTTCACAAATATCGCAGATAGAAATCACATAATATTCAGCGCAAAAATAATTTAATTAATGAATACTTCTTCCTTCACGCAGCCAGGCGTTTACACGCGATGCCGACACAGCCAGCCCACAGGCTTGCCTGATTTTCGCACCTCCCGCTTTAGGGTGCTCGCGCTTATAGTCTAACGCCTGCTGATATTCCGGACGTGTGTGGTGAGATCCTGCCTCTCTTCTAGTTCGGCGCGGTATTCCTGCCTTGGTCTTTAAGCGTTCACCCGTGGCCATAAATATTTTTCGATAGGTGTGTTGCGGAGAGCATCCTTCCCGTGCTGTAAGATCAGCGACCAGGGCGGTGCGTTTACGGCCCTCCGGCAGGGAAAGAATCTGCCTGGCGGCAGAAACGAGATCACCTTTTTGCGACCATTTGGACGGTTTGAGCGTCCCATTTGCCAGCGCCCACACCAACTTGGCGGCGGCAATTTTGTACTGGATGGCCTTCGGTTGATGGGATTCAAAAAATATACATTGGAGCCCGATAGGATCGAAAATATAAAGGTTGCGAATGACATTTCTACCGCCTTCAACAGGTGTCAATTTGTCACCTGTTCGACTACCTTCAACTGTGCTCAAGTTGAGCACAGTTCGAAAATTCAAAAGATAAGGATTGCGCTTCACAAGATGGTTTATTTTCCTCATAGGGTCTTTGTATTCCAAGAACTCACCAATAGCCCGACTTGTGAAATACGGGACACCAGCGATCCAGCAGCTTTCACGAAGGGCCATGCCCTGAAAGCTGAAAGGGATAATGTTACTTTCGGTCTGTGTTTGCATGCATTCCCTCCTGTCTATGAATAAATCAATATAGTAGATGCTGACACGACGTCAAGAAAAAATAGAAATGTCTTTATAAAAAGGTCAAAATAATCGGCGCAAAAATATTTATTAGTCTTATTCAAAATTCATTTGATTATGTGTTGATGTAAAGCATTTTGGGATCATCGGTTAACCATCGTAAAGTTCACTTATAACATATTCAGCTACTTATTATCCTATCCCCCTACAGTTCTTGAAGATGCTGCGTGGGCAGCAGCCGTGTTTTTACATCACCTTTACATGGGCGGCGTCCTGGAAAAGCAGGTCATGCGTGCCGGCGGCAAGGGT